GCAATATCCCGCTATCTGTCCGCTCACGCGGTCGATGAGCTGGCCGAGGAGCGTATCGCTCGAGGTGTCGGTAATCCCGAGCATGGCTTTGACGTTGGCCACGGTGGTGAGCTGGCGCGCGGCGGCGTTCGCCACCGGCACCACCGTTTCGAGTAGATCGGGAAATGTGCGCATGCCCTACCCTCGGCCGAGAAGAGAGCGCCGCCGCCCTCGCGAGCGGCGGCGTTTCAGTCAACCGCGAGCCGCTTACTGCGGCGGGTTGGCGGTCGGCGACACGTTGGCATGGCCGAGCACGGCCACCGCGGCCATCGGCGCGTTGCCGGTATTGGCGCTCGGCGTGATGGTCAAGCGCGTGTAGCGCTTGCCGCCGCGATAACCGAGCTTGCGGCACTTGCCATCGGCCGAGAAATCGAAGCTCGCGTTTTGGAGCGCCGTCTTGCCGTCCGAGGTGGCGCCGATGAGGTCGTCGGCGCCGCACGCCACCGCGTCGGACAAGTCCGACTTGTCGCCGTGATCCATGGTCACGGCAAAGGTGGCATCGGCGTCGGCGAGAGTGCCCGTTACGATCGCGTAGAAGAGCGAGTCGAAGCCCTGGCGGTCGATGATGGCGCCCACCTGAGCGGTGTTGTCGGTAACCACCACCGGCGTGATAACCGGCACGATGTGGTTGAGGTTAAAGATGTCCTTCAAGGGAAGTCTCCGCGAAAAGAGAGAAGGGAAAGAGATTGCGGCGGCTCTTTAAGGCCACGCCGCCGCGCGAGGGCCGGCGGGTTTACGCCCGCCCGGTGTTAGGTCGAGTGGAACTTGAGGAACTTGATGCACTCGAATTGGAGCACGTCGCCGCCGGTGCGCTTGCGCGTGTAGAACACCACGTAAGGCTTGGCGGTGTACGGATCGCGGAGCACGGTGATGCCGAGCCGATCGACGATCTGGTAGCCCTGCTGGAAGTCGCCGAACGCCATGGAGAGGGAATTGTCGGCGATCGCCGGCACGTCCTGAGCGATGGTGATGGGGTACTCGAGGAGAGTCTGCGGCGTGCCCTTCTGCAAGCTCGGCTCCCACAGATAGCGATTCTGCGAGTCCTTGAGCTTGCGCACCTTGGCCACCACCTCGCGGCGGGTGAGCCACTGTGCATTCTGCAGGTAGCCCGTTTTCATTTCCTGCACGATGTTGAATAGGCAGTCCGCCGAGGTGAGGTCACCGTCCGCGCCGGTGGGGATGTACTCGAAAGTGCCCCACGCGCGCGTGGCGTCCGTCGTGGTGCTCACCGGATAGGTGAAAATGCCACGTGGCTGGCCGGCGCCGGTGCCGTTCACGAAAGCGGCATTCTCGGTGCGGGTGAGAATGTCGCTCACCTTGTTCGCGAGCCACCCCTCGATGTCGATAGCCGCATCCTCGAGGAGAGTCTGAGTCGCCTTCGGCGATGCGTATTGCTCCGCCGGGACGATTTCCCACTCGCCGAGCTGCGGCGTGCCCGTCTCGCCGCGCGATGCCGTCTCGGCCACCCAACCGCCGGTGGCGGCCTGGTCGGTGTCCTTGAGGCCCTTGAGCCGATCGCTCGAAATCGCCTGAACCGACGCGATGGAGCGAATGGGCGAGGTTTCGAAAATGCGGGTGACAATCCGGCCGGTGGTATCGGCGGGAATGACATAACCGCCATCCGGCTGCACGCCGGCGGCCAACGCCTTCTGTTCGTCGGCGTTGATCTGCTTGTCGCCGCGCGCCATGAGGCTCTTGAAAGCGGCCTTGTAATGGCCGTAGCCCTCGAGGTCCATTGCCGGCGGGACGGGCCGGCCGGCCTGGACAAAGGCGCCGGTGCGGTGAGCGTTGAAGCTCTTGAGCTCGAGCTCGAGCTTCGCGCCTTCCTCGGTGCCGGGTGCGCCGGGCCGGTTCATGCGCTTTTCGATTTCGTCGGCGCGCTTGGTGAATTCGGCGGCCACCTTGTCCATGGCGGCCTTCTTCTCCGAGAGCTCATCGAGGGTCTTGTTGATCTTGTTGAGCTTCTCCTCGGTGAGCGAGTCGCGCTTGGCGAGCGCATCCTCATTCGCCTTCTTGAATTCGGCGAAAGCCTTGCCGAGCTCCTCGGTGACCTTCTTGAATTCCTCGGCGGTGGGCGGCGAGCCGCCGTCCTTGAATTCGATGCCGTGCGTGTGCATTGAAGTCCTCACTTGAAAGTGTTGCGGATGGTTTGGGCAAGCTCGGCAACCGCGCCGAGCTCCACGCTCCCCCCGCCAGCGTCGCGCATGGCCAGGAAGGATTTGAAGCCCTGGTTGATGATGCACCGGGCCTCAGAGCGGCTATACCCAGCGTCATGCGTGAGTAGCCGCTCAAACTCGCGAATCGCCTCGGCCTCGCTCTTCACGTTGGCGATTTGCGCCTTCGGATTCATAGGGCGAGTGACTATCGAGGCTTCAAAGAGGTGAACCTTTTTGAGCGTGCGCCGCGGCTCATGCGGTTGCGTGCGCACGCTCCACTCCTTCGGCATATAGCCGATCGACATACCGGAGATAGCCGGCCGCGGCTTCATCTTGAGGAGCTGGTACACGTCGCGGCCGCGCGTGGTTGGCGCGAGCTTGCCCTCGACATGGAGGCCCTTATCGTCCTCTTTCATATCGGTCCACACGCCGATGGGGGTTTGGTCCTCGGCGGTGCCCATGAAGCCGCCGCCGTGCTGCAGAAGCATCGCCGGCCATTGGCCGGTGCTCTTCGCTTCCTGCAATGTGTCCTTGAAAGCGCCCGGCGCGATCATGTCGCCGCCGAGGTCGACATTGCCGAACGTGGCGGCATGGCCCGAGAACGTCATGTCGTTCTCATCGCCGGCAAACTTCACCTCGCCGAGCCGTTCAAAGAAGTGCTGCATGGTTCATGCTCCGGGTTGAGGTTCCGCCGAGCTCGCCACCGGCGGCTTGGTGCCGTCCACGGTGTTGAGAGGCATGAGCGGGACGTCGAGGCCGCCAATCGGGTTGAGCTCTTCGAAGCCGCGCGCCTCATTGCGCGTTAGCCAACCGCCGGTGATGCCGGCGTTGTAGTAGGCGGCTCGCGTCGCCGGCGCCCCGCGCAAGAGCTCGGTATCCGTGAATTTCGAGTAAAGGCCGCCGGTGGTGCGCTCCTCGAGGGTGAGGAGCGAGGTGTCGATCGCCTTCTCAATCCGGCGATGCCATGGCCGCGCCGTGTAAACCGCATGCGCCAGGAACATTTGCTCGGCGCTCGCATAAGTTGAATTCTTGTCGTAGTGGCCCACCATGATCGGCAAGACGCCCATGGCGCGGCAAATCTCCTCAATCTGGAAACGCCGAGTCTCGAGGTGTTGAGCGTCCACGCCGCTCATTTGCATTTGCGTGAACTTGGCGTCCCGATCGAGCACCAATGGCTTGCTCGAGTTGTGCAAGCCGCTGACATACGACTCGAGCCACGCGGTGAGCTTCTTGTGTTGCTCCTCGGTGAGCGTGCCGGTGATCGAGTACAGGCCGGACACGTTGGCGCCGTTGCGGTGAAGCCTGGCGTGGGCTTCTTCGGTGGCCAGGCCGAGGCCGATGGCCTCGCGCGCAAGCCGCACAATCTCACTCGAAAACCACCCGGACCAATTCGGGTGCGCACGGATGTGCCAGATTTGCGCCTGAGAGAACACTTGCGAAGGGCCGCCCATCGGCGGCGTCACGCGATACTCGAGCGAATAATCCGGCTTGCGCGTCACCATGACTGTCTGAGGCTCGAAAGGGATGAGCTCGACAAGGCGGCCGCGCACGTAATTCTTGAAAACGTAGGCGTTTCGCACCAACGCCAAATGCGTGCCGATTTGGTCGCGGAATTCGAGAGCGTCTTGCCAGTCATTCGGCTTGCCGTCGAAGAGCTCATATAGCGGATGGTCCGTTGCCTCCTCGCGGTTGCCGTTTTTGGTCATCCGGTAAATCTTGAGCGGGATGGTCGAGAGCGACTCGGCGATCACCCGAGCGCACGCGAGCACCGTGGTCACCTCGAGCGCGGTGGCATAGTTGACGCGGGCGCCTGACTTAACCTCGGGCGGCCCGTAGATTTCGCGCAAGAGGTTGAGAGCGTCATCGCCGAGGGCCTTGGCCTGAGGCTGGCCGCCGCGGCGAAATAGGCGTCCGAAGAGACTCATTCAATGGCTCCGCGTTAGGCCGCCGCTGCGGTTTCCCAAAATGATTTGCCTTGCGCCGGCGGGTTCATCGCCATGAGCGCCGTGGCATTGAAGCTCGCCATGAGCGGGTCGATTTTCGCGGTGCCGGCGGCTTGCTTGGTGATGGTCACCGCGTTGCCTCTTTGCTCGGCCTTCGCGTTGCTCACACACCACGCCATCATGGGTTGGCCACAGTGCCGCTCAACGCCGTCCGCGAGATCCCGCTCCATCGTCTTGATGGCGCCGTTGAGCTTCCACCCCTGCGAAATGCCCACCACCCGGTCACCCTCGATGCCGGCGTTATTCGCCGCGGTGACTATCGCGCCCACGCCGGCCGGGTCCACGCCGAGCTTCCACAAGAGCCCGCTATCGTTCACTCGGCGAAAGATGGCCTCGAGCTCCTCCGCGTCCTGGCCTGGCCGGCTGGTGATGGTCATATCGCCCGCGGCGGCGAAATCCCTGAAACGCGGCGCCTCGGATTTGCGCCGCTCGAGCACCTCGGGTCGCGCCCATGCGTGATGCCAAGAGAGGGTGCGCTTGGTGACGCTATCGCGGCCTTTCAGCGAGAGGCCGAGCAAGTCATCTAGGCCGCCGCCATCGGCGCCCATCACCACCACCTCACTCCGCGCCAGGATGGACTCGAACGTGAGGCCGGGCTCGGCCGCGGCTTCCCAATGATCGGCGCCGGCCCAACGGTTGGCGCGGAGGCGCATGCCGATTTCAACATTGAGGTGTTTGGCCAGGAAGAGCGCGAGGCCCTCTTTCGGCCCGCGCTTTTCCTCCTCGAGCTTGTCGGCGAGCCACTCTTGCCGCACCGAGCGGCCGAGATTCGGGTTGGTGATGTAGAAATTTTCAGGCTTGAGGTATGGCCGGCCCTCGTCCTCGAGCATCGCCGGCGGGAATTCATAGAGCACCGGCAATTTTTTGCGGTCGATTATGCCGCCGTCCCTCACCTCGCGGAAATAATCGAGCTTCGATTTGAATACGCCGGCCGGCGGCTCATCCGATTGCGTCGAGAGGTAGATCACGAAGCCCTCGGGCCTCGAGACAAGTCCGCCGGTCGCTTCCTTGAGCATCGCGTCGGCGTTCGCGCGCTTGCCGAAGAGCCAAAGCTCATCGACCAAGACAAAGGCCGCCTTCTTGCCGCTCACCGTATCGCTATCGGCCGCCACCACCTTGAGGAATGCGTTGGTGGTGCGGTGCGTAATCTCCCTGAGGTTGGCGTTGACGTGGAAGAGCGCCGAGAGCTCCGGGTCGGCCTCGACCATGCCGGCCGCCGGCGTGAATGAGTTGTCCGCAACCTCTTTGGTGGGCGCCAGGATGAGCGCCTCATTGTCATAGCGCCAGTTTCGGCAAAGCGCCGTCACCATGATGCCGGCGGCCAAGGTGCTCTTGGTGTTCTTCTTGGCGATGAGGAGAAAAAACTCCTCAATCAACCGCGTGGCCGTTTCAGGATTGAGCGCGCCGAAGATGGCGGCCACGAAATCGAACACCCATTGAGGCGCGCACTCGCCGAAGGTGGGTTTGCCGGACAAGTCGACCACGCGAAGCGACTTGAATACGCTCAACGCCGCCTCGGCCTCGGCCGGGAAGAGTGGCCCGAAAGGGATGAGCGACCGGCGCTCGAGGATTCGGCGCTCCCAATCGCGGCACGCCGTCGACCACTCGGGTGCGGCTAGTTGAGTAGTGGTTTCGGCGGCGCCGGCGGCGCGAATTTGCCCGTTACCTTCTCCGCCGCCTGTTGCTGCGCTTGCTTCTTGCCGAGCTTCGGCGCCACTGGCACCTCCGGCGAGCTCGCCGGCGCCTTGCTTGCGCGCTCCTCGAGCTGATTTGCGGCCCGCGCCGCGCTTCGCTGGTCGCTTAGCCATTTGATCGCCGCAACGTTGCCCTTCTTGGCGGCCTTGTCGGCGTACTCGAGGAGCTCGGCGCGCTTGATATCGGCGCCGTGCTCGAGCTCGGCCGGGAAAGCCGCCCTTAAAGTTTCGTGATCGGTGCCGATCGAGCGCGCAATCCGCTCGATGCTCCACCCATCGGCCCTCAAGCGCATCACCTTCTCGCGCTGAGCCGGCGTTGGCTTGAATTTAGGACGGCCGCGCCGTGCCATTTTCGACTCTCCAATTGTCCGCGGAAAATTGGCGCAAGGCCCTGAAATCGGCCGGCCAAAAAAAATTGTGCGCGTGCGTCCGTGCGCGGTTGCCGCCCCCAAAAGCGCCAGAGATTCGACCCGCCCACCCCTATCGCAAATTGCGCTCGGCCCTGGCCGCGGCCGTCTTGCGCGTGTGGCTCGAGCCGCACCGCGCCATGCCGTTACTCACGTCGAAGGGTGCGCCGCCATCCTTGAGCTCAACGATGTGGTCCGCGAATAGCCGTTGGCCGGGGAAGTGCTGAGCGGTGCAAGCCGGGTCTTGGCACATCCCGCCCGCGCGCTGGATTACCTCGGCCCTCCATTTCGCATATTCGGCGGAGTGGTAAATCGGGTCGGCAACCTTCGGCGGTGGTGCTGCGATCGAGGTATCGAGAGTGGCCACGCGCGGCCGAAGTGTCGCGAGCCTGGCCAAGTTAGAACACGCCGAGGCTATGGAGCGCGAACGCCAACAGTGTGAGCGAGGTTGCTATGTGCACGATTGCTTCTGCCATGGTGCACCAATGAAAACGCCCGCTCGGCGGGATGCCGGCGGGCGCAAGTCCTAACAAGCGCATATATAGCCTCTTAGCCGCCGCAAATGTCAATAGTCGAAATGGGCGACAAGTGCCGATAATCCGGCCCTCAACCGGCTCATGCCATGGGCTCGCGAATCGCTGCCGCGAATTCCGCGCATTAGCGCCCAATCGCTGGCCGCGCCATCCATGATAACCACGTGCATCACCACGCCTTTCGAGCGGTACGGCACGGCGCTCATCGCCGCCAGATAGTCCACCGTTGCGCTCACCCGTCCGGTGAACATGCGGTCGGGATTGGCCGAGCTCTGCACTACCACCGGCGAATAGCTCCCGATCATCTTGGGATTGAGGCCGGCCTCGCACCATAGTTGCCAAAGACGGTTGGCCGCGCGCCATTCCTTCGGCTCGATGTGGCCTCCGGTGTAGTAGCGATCAATCATTCTCTGTGGGGTGATGCGCTTGGGGAAACCGGACTCCTTGGTGATGCGGAGCTTTTGCGGCGCGACTTCAACCCGGTGACCATGCTGCACCGCATAGGGTGATGGCGAATAGCGGCCGCCTTCATCCGGGCCAGGATCGGCAAGCCGCTTGGCATCGCGTTGGCGCTTGGCATCGGTGAGCTCGAGCCGCTTGCGCACGTATTCCATTCGCTCGGCGCTCGGTGCCTCGAGCTCGAGGCCGCGTGCGCTATTCCACATCTTTGGGCCGGGCGGTGCGTTCTCATCGAGCTCGGCAATTTGCTCCTCGAGCGAACGTTCAAACGCCGCGCCTCGAGCTTTACGGCGCTTGCCCATTCACTTCACCCGATTGCCATAGAGCTTTGTGGCGGCGTTCTCGCACATCGCGCGCTCGGGCCATGGGATGTGCTGGTCGGGCCAAATCACGATGATTCCGAATTGGCGCCAAAGGTCGCGCGCCTTCTCTCGGAATTCCTCGGCGGTGCCGCTCGAGGGAGCGACACGCTGCAGCGACGTGCGCACGCGGTGCTCACGATAGCGCGCGCCGCTCATTGTCTCGGCGCCACCCAAAACGACACCGGCCGAAAGCCGTGTGTGCCGAACATTTTGAATTTGATCTTTCCGCCGAGCATCAAGAGCCGCATATCCTCCGGCTCGAGCTCGAGCGTGACGGTGTAGCCGCTCTCATCGAGGCTGGCGCGGATGGACTCGCACTCGCCATGCTTTTCCGCATCCCAATTCTTGGGAGGCGTGAGCGTTATGTTGTTCTCCGGCGCATCAACGATTCGCATGGTTCACCTCATTCGGGGATTTCGGTTGGTAACGGTGGCTCTTCCTGGCCGATCGGAACGTCGGTGATGAATTGCTCCTGTTGCCTGGCGGTGGTGCGCCGAGCTGGTGGCATCGGTGGCATCACGATTTGAGGCGTTGCCCATTCCGCCGGCGCTCGGTTCTCGAGCTTCGCGAGCTCGCGTTCCGCTCTTTGCGCAAGGTCGAGCCGGCCGTGTTTCCAGCCGAGCCAAATGCTCGCCCTCAATCGTTGCTCGAGCGGCTCTTGAGGCGGTGGCTCGGCTTTCGCCGGCTTGCGCTTCTCTTCGATGAGCCGGTCGATGCGCCATTGTTGGCGCTTGCGCTCCTCGAGCTTCGGCCTGGCGTGTTTCCAGAAATCGGCGACTTGCGGAAAGAACGATGATTCTTTGGCGCACGCATCGGCCGCGAGCTTGAGGATATCGAGCGGAATTTCCGCGAGGTGCCGTTGGTACTCGCCGGCCATCGCTGCGAAAAACCGCTCAGCGTTGGAATCGCCCATCCCCTCGGTGGCGGGTATCTGTTGCGTGAGCATCAAGGGCATCATCACCGAGCTCACGCCATCGGCTCCGGCCGGCTTGAGCAATTCGGCAATGGCCTGGCGGCCTTGCTCGAGGAGCTCGGGCAATACCGTGTGCGATGGCGGTTTCCATGTCGCCGGCACCAAGACGCGCTCGCCGGCGTCATTCTCCGTTTCCCTCATTGGTGGGTCCGCGATCGCGAGAAGCACCGAAGGCGGAAGCGAACATTGCGGCGCGTTGTGCTCGAGTCCGCCTTTGCGGTTGGTTGTAAGAGCGCGTGCCATTCTCTTCGCTCCATTCGATGGCGTTGAAGGTCCACGTGTGCCAAGCGCGATTCCAATCGGCCATGAGGTTGCCCTTGGCGATGTGATGCGCTTTGAATTTCTCGAGCTCGCGGTCGATATCGACTCGAGCGGTGGCGTGAGTGCCGGCGAGCGTGTCCGCGGTCCATTCGCGGAGCTCCGGCGTTAGCGTCCAATCGGGTGGCAGTTTCGATCGCCGCTTTTCGGGCTTGCCGTTGGGTGCGCGCGCGTTAGCGCGGCCTCTATCAACAGTAAGACTCTCTCTACTTCTTTGGTCGTTGATGGTTGATGGTTGATAGTTAGCAGAGCCTAAGCCGTTGTTTTCGCTCAATTCAGGCCCCGACTTCTCCGCCGGATCGCCGGAACTTCGGGCCGAAGTTGCGCCGAAGTCCGGCCGATGTTGCGCCGCGGTATGCTTCTCGGCCTTCGCTTTTCCGCCGCGGCTGGCCTTCTCGATACGGCCATTTGCGCGTTCGATTTCGCGCTCCGCGCGTTCATTGGTGAGGTGCGGTTGGCCGTCGATCGTGACCACGCGGAGCTTGCCCACCTCGAGGAGCCGAGCCCGCAAGCGGCGCCATGTCCGCACATCGCACGCGAGCGCTTTGGCCAACCATCGCTCATCATCGGCAATCGGGCCGCCGCGCGAGTAGATCAGCGAGCACGCATCCCAATAGGCGCCGCGTTCATCGAGCTCGAGCTCGCGCGTTCCCACAAGCCACTCATCCGGCGAGAAGTCGACGCGGCGCACCTTGCTCATTTGCTAGGCCCGGCAAAGAGCGGCGTATCCTCGCCGCGCACGTGTGCGATGCGCCGGCGAATGTCCGCGATGTATTGCGGCTCGCGCTCCACCAAGATGGCGTCAAAGCCTTCGGCCATGCAGGCCATGCCGGTGGTGCCGCTTCCGGCGAACGGGTCCAAGACGGTGCCACCGGGCGGCGTGATGAGGCGCACAAGCCACCGCATCAAATCCACCGGCTTCACCGTAGGATGGGCGGAGCCGAGCCGATCGGCTGCATCGGCCTTCGCGCTGTAGAAAAATCGGTCGGCACCGCCGGCGTCACCGTGAAAGGCGTTCGATGCCTGCCGATCTATCTGCCCGAATACAGATTTGGTGCTCGAGCTCGGCTCGGTGCCGCGCACTGGCGCGAAAGCGCCGGCTTGGCGAGGAAAGAGCCGCAAAACTTGCTCGCTCCCATCGTGCACGACGTTGGCCGGCCACCGGCCGAGCGAGTGAGCGCCGATTTGAGCGCCGCCCTTTATGCCGCCATCAAATCCGCGCTTGGCGCCGGTTTCGAAATACTCAAACGCCGCGCGCTCTTCGGCGGCGATGCGGCAACCGTCTATGTTGAGCGCGCCGGCGCCGTGCTCGAGCACGTTGTCGGCAATGCTGCCATCCCGCGGCCTCATCGCCAGGCACACCGGCTCGAGCGCCGGTTTGAGCGCCGAGCCGAACGCTCCCCAATAGGTGGCGAAGTGGCTCCGCGACATTTCCCAATCTTTCGGGTCGTCCATCGGGTCGATGCCCAAGAGCATCTTGTCGAAGTGCGCGCCGAAATCGTGGCTCTTCGGAAATCCCGAGCCATAGAGCCACGCCACCATATCGAGGATGATGAAACCGGCGTCCTCGATCGCGCATGCCATCCGGTGATAAGTGCGCGTGCCCGAGAACGCGGTGAGATAGCCGCCGGGCGGCAAGAGCTCCCAAACAAGCCGCCATGTTTCCGGCTTAAAGGCGATATCGCCGCCGTCCCATTGCTGGCCCATGAAACCGCGCGCGGCGCGCTTATAAACGCCGGTGGCGCCCGAGCTCTTCGGCGCCTTGGCATCCTCGCCGCCGAAGCGCTTAACGATGCTCGCGAGGTGGTACGGCGGGTCGGTGGCGGCCGCGTGCACGCGCGCGCCTTCATCTTTGAGGCGCTTGAGCACCTCGCGCATGTCGCCAGGCTCGAGGCGAATGGTGCTCATTGCCTCGCCCTCATCAATGCGGCCGCGAGCACAAGGTCGAAGCGCTCTTCCGGCTCGGGCCAGCGTTCGCCGGTGAGGAGTGCAAGAAGGCGAATCGCGGCAAGCGCCTCGAGGTAATTTCCCGCGGCATCGCTCATCGGCGGCACCCTTTGCGCTTGGTCTTTGCTCGAGCTCGAGCTCGCCGAGGCTTCGGCTTTGTGGCCGATCGGCGCCGGCGCTTCGGTTTCGGCCGCTTGATGCCGAATTGCATGGGCTCGCCGAGAAGGTCTTTTTGAATGACCACCGCGGCGCCGCTCTCGAGAAGGTGCGCGAGCGTGAGCCGGGTTACATAGCGGCCGCTGGCAAATCGCGGCGTGCCGCTACTGTCCACATGGATAAACTCGCCGCGGCGTTTGAGGCGAGCTTTGGCGCGCTCGGCCTGGCGCGCGATCCGATCGGCGTCACGCTGGCGCATCACCCTGCCGCCTTCGCTGGAAACTTGAATTGAGCCGTGAGCATCACGGCCACGGCGCTCGCCTGGTTGTGGTTCTGCACATCGGGGAAGCGCTGTTGAATGGTCTTGAGCACAAGCTCGCGCGCCGCCGATCGCTGGCCGGTGACGTGTTTTTTAATCACGTCCCACGCGATGCCTCGAGGCTCCGCCACCTTCTTGAGCGCGCACCACGATTCGACGGCGCCCAATTGCTTGCCGTGCGCGTGGAGCGTCTCAACTCCGTTTTTGCCCACAAAGGTGATTTGCTCATAAACCACGTCGGTGAGCTTCTCGCCGGCGCCCTCGAGCTGGCCGAGCGTGGCCGTGAGCCATTGCCGCTTGGCCAGCAACCGGAGCCCATCGGTGTGAGCGTCGCGCCGGAGGTTGACGACTCCCGAGGTGATGCGATCGCCGCGGCGCCACAGGCACCAACCGAATTCCCACCCGAGGTCGAGAGCGAGCACGGCCATGCCGTTACTCGTCGTTCTGTCCGTTGGCCGCTTCCTCAATGCGCGGCTTGATGAACATATCGAAGAGTGTGCGGCGCTCTTCCTCTTCGGCCTGCAATGTCGCCGCGCTCTTGGTGCGCATGCGGTGGATTTGCTTGGCGACGATGCGGTTAATGCCGCCGTCCTCGATCGCCTTCCATTCGTTGGCCACGCGGCCGCGGAGCGTTGCGATTTGGTCCTCGAGCTCGGCGATGCTCTCGAATTTGGCTTTGATATCGTCGTAACCGAGCCGGTTACTCTTGAGGCCAGGCTCGCCGCCACCTTGCGGCGGTGCGGCCGGCGTTGATGCTTTTGCCATGGTCGGTGTGCCTTTTCGGCTTGATTGGTGAGAGGGGGATGCGCGGGATGCCGCCCGCGCTCGGTTCACACGTTGGGCGGCTCCATGGTCGGAAGGTTGAGCCGCGTGCGAAGGCGGAGCGCATCGCGCAAGGCGAGGAGCCGCGCGGTGGGCATGAAATAAATGGTGACAGAGCCGCCGAGGCCCTTCACCGGCATCACGTAATAGATGGCGCCTTCGGCCTGCAACCGCTCGAGCGCGCCGAGCAATTCCGGGCCGCGGCGCCGGTCATTGTCCGCGAGGAGCTCGAGCTCATCCGTGATGAGCCAAGAGGGCGAGGTGTCGACTCCCTCGGCGATGAACGGGGCATCGGCGCTCATTTGCGGTGCATCCGCATGATGCGGCGAGCGCGGCGCTGAGCTCTCCGCGCGGCGCGCTTCTCGCGCACCCATTGGGGGACAAACCGGATGAGGAGTCGGCCGGTCCATCGTTGGCGCACAAGCTCGCGCACACCGGCCACCACATCCCTCCGCAACCGCTCCCGGTGGTGATAGTCGCGGACATTTTCGAAGAGGAATCGATTGAGCGCGGCGAGGCTCATTTGCGGCCGCCCCTGAGCTCGGCGCGTACCGCGCGATAGGTGGCGAGAAGCGATACCAACGGGTGAGCGCTCACGTAAACCGTGGCCAGGCCGAGCATGGCATAGCGGTGCCAGAGATCCCGACCGAATTCGAAGCCGCGCCAACCGTGGAGCTCGAGGCCCACCGAACCGCGGCAAACTGGTTTCCACTTCATGGCTCTTCGCGGCCTTCCATAATGGCGAGCGCACGCCGCAACCTCGCCTCGGTTCTCGAGGCGTCATCGTCGCGACGTGTCACCCGGTCGACAAAGGCCCGCACCGCCGGGGAAGCGGCCATTAGCTTGATGAGGTGCTCGCCGCCGGGGCCATTTTCCTCGGCGAGCCATTTCTTGACGGTGCCGAGCGCGGCGCCGGTGTCCTGGCAAATGCTCTTGGTCATCGACTCGCCGGCGTAATCCTCGCGGAGCGCGGCGGCGATGCCGCTGGCGTAATCGTGCGAAGTGAAGTCTATGCGCACGGAAGGCCCACAGAAGTCGGGCCAGTAGCGGCCCGGAAAAGATTGCACGCCAACGGGCCGGCAAATGCGGCCAACCGAATCACCGGACGCGCGCACGCCGGACGCGCTAAAACGCCGGCATGAGAATGCACGCGCGCAAGCGGATGGGTGCGGCGGAGCTCGAGGGGCTGAGCTCCGCCGCGGCAAGGCGTCCGCCGTTGAGCTCGACCGAGGGTGCGGCCGAGCCCATGCGTGGGGGGAAGGGAAACGGCCGGCGCCCTGCGAAGAGTGGCCACGCCGCTGGCCATCAACCGCCCTTGCGAGCGGAGCCGAACCCGGCGCCGATGGTGCGCCGCGTCGATGGTCAACGCCGTGGCCGGCTGATATGGGCCCTCACCCGCGAGCACGGCTTGCAAACACCGGGCGCCTCGCGGAGCGGTCCCGATTACCGATGCCTTGTGAGCCGGCTGGCCCGTTGTATTTCGGAAACTGACTTTGCGGAGCTCGAGCTCCGCGCGGGCCGAGCCAAGACGCCCCACGCCGAGGCTCGGCCCGACCATCTAGCGAAGCTCTCCGCCGCGACGATGGCGGCCGTACTTCCGGCGGCACATCGCGCGGGCCTTCACCAATTGGCGAAGAGCGGCCGGAAGCATGCGGCTGGTGAGCACGTCGAACGGATAGAATTCACGCCGCTCAGCGAATTTCGGATGCCGCCGCGCCACAAGCCGGCGGTGGAGCTCTTGCTCGAGCTCAAGCGTGGCCGGAACGAAGGCCAATAGCTTGAAATGCTCGCGCGCTTTTCGACTGCAAAGGCCGGCCACTCTCGCGCGGGGATTGAGAGAGAAGCCGATTTTGACTGCGCCGGCGCCCACAAGCTCCGCCACGTAGAGGAAGCCCTCGCCGCGCTCGATGCTCGCTCGCGCCAGGCGCATGCCGCGGAGCGCGCTGGCGCGGTGCTCCGGCCGTTTCCAGAATTCGGCGGCGCGATGGTTTCCCATCAAGCGGCCTTTCGCGAGAGAGCCGCCAATTGCCGGTTCATCTTGTCCAGCAACGCGAGAATGCGCTCGCCCTGGCGTGCCGTTATCACGCGTGCGGCCACAGGATTGCCACAGCCCTTGGCGCGCTTTTTTGCCGGTGAACTCTCCCGCTTCATCACTCCCCCTAGCCTTTCAGAATTTCGTCGAGGCGCTCGGTTAATGCCCGCAAGAGCTCAATCACGCGCTCGGCTTGCTCGGCGCTCATCGGCGGCGAACCGGGCGGGCGACTTTTCATGCCGCCCTTCCGAGTTTTGGGCGCTTTGTCTCCGCGCGCCGCGTGACGCCCGCTGAGGCGCGTTCCGAGTCCATATAGGCGCGTATGCGATCGAGATTTGCCACGGTGAGGCCGCCGCCCTGCCGGACGCGCTCGACAAATTTCCCGTCGTTCATCGCGCGCCGGCCAAATGTCGATTCGGGAATTCGAAACTCAGAGCAAAAGGCGGCGATTTCGGCGAGGAGAGTCTCGGTGGTCGACATGGCGGGGGAAGTTAAGGGGACATATCCCCATGGTCAAGGGGAAACATCCCTATTAGCCACAGGGGCCGCATGTGGAAGCCTCTTCCACATGAATGAGCGGCGGCAAAAACTAAATCGGGAGCTCCGGCGGCGCATGGAGGCGCTCAGCGTCTCCGCCAAGAAACTGAGCCTCGACGCTGGCCTCAGCGAAACGGCCGTCAAAGATATCCTCAGCGGCAAATCGGAAAATCCCAAGCACGATACGCTCGCCAAAATAGCGAAGCGCCTTGCATGCACCGTCGCCGATCTCATGGGCGAGCGCCCGGCCGCTCGGCCGAGAGCGGTGAGCGAGGGGGGCGACACCATCGCCATCAATGAGCTCGACGTGCACGCCGCCGCCGGCATCGCCGGCGACGATGGCGAGGCAATCCTCGCTTCGGATGAGCCTGGCCTTGTGACTGGCGTGCACACTTACCCGGCCGCCAGCTTCCGCGAAGCCTACGGCATCAATCCGGGCAATATCCGAATTATCCCGGTGCGCGGAAATTCGATGGAGCCAGAATTGTGGTCCGGGCAACGGGTCATGGTCGACGTCGACGATCGCTCGCCGTCGCCGCCCGGCATTTTTGTGGTATGGGACGGCCTCGGCTTGGTGCTGAAATACGTTGAAGTTATTGCGAATTCCGAGCCGGTGCGCGTTCGCATTTCGAGCGCACATCAAGCGTTCAAGCCTTACGAGCGCAACCTCGACGAAGCCTACATCAACGGCCGCGTCGTCGGAGTCTGGAAGCGGCTTTAGCTGCTAGCTGGTCCTAAAATCTTGCCGCCGCCGCGCGCGCATATCGCCGCGGTGAATGTCGTTTTGGCGCCGTTGCTCTCGAAATAGCACGTCACCTTGGCGTCCGGCGCGTAAATCTCGCCCTTCGCGCCGGTCATCGGGCCGGACACGACAGGCGGCTCCTTATAGAGCGCCGAGGCGCGCGTGGCGTAGAAGCCCTTGGCATTCATGCAGCGCTCGGCAAATGCCTGAGCCTCGCCCGCGCCTACCCATCCGCCGCCGAATGACGCCGCGGCCATCCGCGTGTCACGTTCGCACTCATAAGCCGCTTGCTGCAGCTCGGTGTCCGAGGCGCCCGGCTTGTACCAAACAAACTCTTCGGTCGCGCATCCCGCCATCAGGAGGGCGAGCGCCAGTATCGCTAATCGTTTCACAGTCGGCCTCCAAGTAGGTTGCAAAGTCTACATGATCGCCGATTGTGGCGAGTGTGGGGAAGTTTCCCCTTGACGGTGGGGATACTTCCCCCATACCTTCCCCCTCGAAATCGAGCGGGGACAGCCACATGCAACCAAGTTATCCCGATATCACCCGCGGCAAGCGGGTTGTGCACAACCTCTACGGCCGCGGCCGTGTCGAAATCGTGCACCGCAATGAGCGCCAGGCCGGCGTTGTGTTCGATGGCGAGAAGGCCCGGCGCCGCGTTTGGCTGCAGCACTTGGCGGCCGAGCCCACCGCGATGCCGGCCAACCGGCCCGAGCTCACGGTGGTGCGATGAGCTCTGCCGATATCACCACCGCCGATGTGACGCGGCCGCGCGGGGAAACCGCGCAAGCGCGCACCACGACCATCTATCGCATCGCCGAGCTCATCGGCCGCTATAAGCCCGAGCACGATACCGGCTCGGGCAAGTGGCACGTGTGGGATAGCGAGGATGGCAAGCGCATCGAGGCGCACTATCCCGATGAGGCCACGGCGCGCGCCGGCGCGCGGCTTGCGGCGGCGTGCGATATCCGCGCGCTCTTCGATGAGCCGCGCCGGTGATGCGTCGCCCCTCATCGTGGATCATAGCCGCAATGGTCGCGGTGGGCGTAATTGCGGCGGTGCGCGGCGCGCTCGGCGCCGAGCCGGTCAAGGCCGGCTACGTCATCGTTGTGGCCGAGCCCGGCAAGCCGCCACGCTCACGGCCCTTTGTCTATGACGTAAAGACGGCCTGCGACACCGACGCGGCCGGCGAGCATCTTTTCGGGCGCTGGCCGAGCGGGACTCGCTTCGCATGCGCGCCGGTGAAGCGATGAGAGAGTTTGAAAAATTCCTCCGCGCTTACGGTCACGTGATTCTGCCGTGGGCCGCGATAATCGGCGGCATCGGCGCGGCCTTGCTCATCGTGTGGCTCTTGCGCGTGCTCGGATGAGTGCGCGCTCCGCCGATCGGGAGCCGCGCCGCTGTTGCGTTTGCGATGCGCGGCTCTCGCGCCTCGAGCTCGGCCATGAAGCCGAGCACATCCGCGCCGAATGGGCGCGCGCCGTTTCCCCTCCACCGACCAAGAAGGAAGCAACCGACCATGATTGACAAGCCTGGCCTCTATGACGCCGAGCGGGTGCCCGATCGGCTTTACCATGCCGACCCGGTGATTGAGCCCTCGCTCTCGAGCTCGATTGCCAAATTGCTAGTGACGCGCTCGCCGCTTCACGCCTGGTATGAGCACCCGCGCTTGAACAAGGCCAAGGTGCCGGAGACTCGAGCGCCGAGCCGGGAAATGAATATCGGCTCGGCCGCTCACCGCCTCATCTTGGGCGCCGGCGCCGAGGTGGTCGAAATCGCCGCCGATCATTTCAAGACCAAGGCGGCGCGCGAGGAGCGTGATGCCGTTCTCCGCCGCGGCGGCATTCCAATCTCTTCACCCGATATGGAGAACGTGAAAGAGCTCGCCACGGCCGCGCGCGATCAAATCGCCGGCTATCCCGAGCTCGCCGGCCTTCTCGAGAAGGGCACCGCCGAAGTGACCGGCGTGTGGCAGAGCATCAACGGCATTTGGTGCCGCATGCGAGTCGACTGGTTGCCGGCAAAGGCGCGCGAAGGCGGCCACATCACCTTGGTGGATTTGAAAACCACAAGCGGAAGCGCGCACCCGGACGATTGGCAGCGCACCGCCTTCGACCTTGGATACGATTTTCAGGCCGCCCACTATGAGCTCGGCGCGCAAGCGCTCATTCCCGATGTGCGCTCGGTGCGCTTTGTGTTCATCGTGATAGAGCAAGAGGCGCCCTATTGCATGAGCGTCAACGAATTCGGTGGGCAGGCCCGCGCCGAAGCCGAAGAGCTCATCAAGATGGCGCACCGCGATTGGCACCAGTGCATCACGCGCGGCGAGTGGCCGGGCTATCCGCTCGAGGTATCGCACCTCGACCCGCCGAAGTGGCGCAGCGAGCGCGCCGAGGTGCGCCGGCTCGCGCTGCAACGCCGAGCCGAGATTTGGCAACGGCCGCTCGAGCTCGCCGCGCCGGGGCCGGCGTAACTGCCCCTCACCCTCAACCGACCAACGAAAGACCGACCAATGACCACTCAAGACAAGCCGCTCAAGATTGTCTCGCTTCAAGCCGAGAACGTGAAAAAGCTGGTGGCCGTGCGCATCGACCCGCGCGGCAATCTTGTGCAGATCACGGGCAAGAATGGCGCCGGCAAAACCTCGGTGCTCGACTCCATTTGGTGGGTGCTCGCCGGCGCCGGCTCGGTGCAAAAGGCGCCGATCCGCAAGGGCCAGGAGCGCGCCACCATCAAGATGGACATGGGCGAGCTCATCGCCACGCGCACCTTTGCGCGCAAAGAGGATGGCGGCTTTACCACGTCCATCGCGGTGGAGAACGCCGAAGGCGCGCGCTTCCCGAGCCCGCAAAAGCTCCTCGACTCGTTGCTCGGCTCGCTCACCTTCGACCCGCTCGAGTTTGCGCGGATGAAGCCCAAAGACCAATTCGACACGCTCAAGCGCTTTGTGCCTGGCGTGGATTTCGCGGCGATCGACAACGCCAATCGCGGCGACTTTGCCAAGCGCACCGAGGTGAACCGGCGCGCGAAGGAAGCCGAAACGCGCGCCGGCGCCATCGCCATGCCGCCCATCACGCCGGCGGAGCGCATTGATGAGAGCGCGCTTGTCGATGAGCTCGCGGCCGTGGGCGAGCACAACGCCGAGCTCGAGCGGCGGAAGGAACGGCGCCAGCAAGTGGCCGAGGAAGCCAAGGCCAAGCGCCTCAAGGCCGAGGAATACCGGACGAAGGCGGCCGAGCTCCGCCAGCAGGCCGAGGCTGCAGAGAACACCGCCGCGGGGCTCGATGAGGCCGCCGGCACCCTCGAGGATAAACTCAGCACCGCCGAGGCGTTGCCCGAGCCGAAGGATGCGGCCGAAGTGCGCCGGCGCCTCGAGGCGGCCAAGCAAAGCAACGCGGTGCTCGACCACATCGCCCGCCGCACCGAGCTCCTCGAGGAAGCCCGCAAGCTCGAGGCCGAGGCCAAGACCATCACCGAGCGGATGGAGGCCCGCGAGCTCGAGAAGCGCGAGGCCATCGCCAAAGCGGAGCTCCCGGTGCCCGGCATCGGCTTCGGCGAGGAGAGCATCACGCTCAATAGCGTGCCATTCGAGCAAGCCTCGAGCGCCGAGCAACTCCGCGCCTCGCTGGCGATCGCCATGGCCAGCAACCCGCGGCTTCGCGTCATTCGCGTGCGCGAGGGCTCGCTACTCGATGAGGACGGTTACCGCATCGTCGCCGAAATGGCGGCCGAGCGGGACTTTCAGGTATGGGTCGAGCAAGTCGACTCCTCCGGCAAGGTCGGTTTCGTGCTCGAGGACGGCCAAGTGCGCCGCGCGCCCGACGCTGAGCCTGCGCAACAGGCGGCGGAGTAGCGCCGATGGATGCCACGACGCCGCCCGATCGCCGCGCCCAAAACTCCGCGCGCCTTCGCGCCGCCATCCTCGGTGCATGCCGTGAGCTCATGGCAAAGGGCAATTTCCGGCCCGGCGCCGCCGAGGTGGCCGCCCTGGCCGGATGCTCGACCCGCACGGTGTTCAATTACTTCGAAGATACCGAGGCCGTTCATCATGCGGCGATCACCGACGGAGCCACCCGGGAGGCCATCTTTTCGGCCATCACCTCGGCCGCTCGGCCGATGGAGTCGATGGTCGAATACGTCGTGGCGGCCGCCGTTTTCGGTCGCGCTCTTTCCCCTCAACCCGCCGAATAAGGAGGCACCCGAAGATGCCCGACACGACCTTTACGCCGGCCAGCCAGGTCAACGAACGCCACGCCATGGTTGTCGCCCTCGAGGCACCGCCCAACTCGGGCAAGACCTTTTCGGGCATGCGGCTCGCCAAAGGCATGGCCGAGGCTCAGGGAAAGCGCTGGTGTGTCATCGACACCGAGGGCGGCCGCACGCTTCACCTCCGCAAGCACTTCGATTTCGACTTCGCGGAAATCAAGCCGCCGCACCGACCCGAGAAATACCTAAAGGCCGCTCAGGACGCCCAGGCCCGCGGCTACGGCGCGGCGCTCATCGACTCCTTTTCCAACGTGTGGCGCGGCATCGGCGGCGTGCTGAGTTGGGCCGATGAGGAGCTCGAGGCCATCGTCGAGCGCGAGCGCAACAACGCCAAGCGCTTCAACCGGGATTTCGACGAGAGCACCGTGCGCTTCAAGCAAAAGACCAACGCGCTCATCCGTCCAAAGATGGCCTTCAAGTTTATGATGGCGGGGCTCCTCGACCTTCGCATGCCGCTGGTGCTCTCCATCCGCGGCGAGGTGACTTACGATCCGGGCGACAAGAAAGAGATTTTCAAGGTTCACATGAATAAGGGCATTGGCTTTGACGTCACGTGCCGCTTTCGCCTCATGCCGGACAAGAAAGGATTTATCGACACCAGCGACTCCGAGAAATTCAAGATGGAGGGCGACCACTCCGCCATCTTCAAGCATGGCGAGCAACTCAGCGAGGTGCACGGCGCGGCGCTCAACGCCTGGGCCACCAACATGCCGCTTCCCGGCCAGCCGAGCGAAAAGCCGTTCAAGTGGTCGACAAGCTCGGGCAAGGCCATGGGATGGGACACCGCCGCCGAGTGGTCGGCCGTCATCGTGAAATCGGTTGCCGGCTGGAAGGACTCGGCCCTGCAGCCATCGCTCGACCGCAACGGTGCCGAGCTCGAATCCCACTTGGCCGACCATCCCGATGAGGTGCAGGCCATCTTCAAGGCCTTCGCCGATCGCGGCGTCTATCCCAAGGGTCGGGCTCCGGCCAAGAGCGAAGCCGCCGGCGGCGGCGCAGGCGGGGAGTTGCCGCTATGAACCGCTGCAGCACGTGCTCGGCATGGTCGGAACTTGTCGCGCGCTCGGTCGGCGGCGGTCCGGTCGAGGCGCTTTGCATCAAGCCGGACTCTCCCCTGAGCGGCAGATACGTCACCGGCCGCCAGGGTTGCCCTCACCACACCACCGACCCGCGTTTCGCGGATCATCCGAGCGAGCGTGCCCCAAGCGCGGCGGTGATATCGTGAACCTCGCCGAGAAACTCGCGCGGGAAATCCGCCGAGTCACCGAGCTTCGCGAGCTCTACCGCGAAGCCGGCAAGGAGCCTCGCGTCAACGTCGCCCCGGCCATGATGATGATGGATATGGCGCTTGAAGCCGCGTGCATCGCCGCCGGCAAGGATGATGCGGTCGAGCAACTCGCCGCGCTCAAGGAACTTGAGGGCTTCGAGAAATGAGCACCCGCATCGAATGGACGGACGAAACGTGGAATCCGACAGTTGGGTGCTCCATCGTCTCGCCCGGCTGCACCAACTGCTATGCGATGAAGATGGCCCACCGCGTCGGGCCGAACTTCCCGCACTATGCCGGCCTCACCAGGATGACCAAAGGCGGCCCGGTGTGGACCGGCAACGTGTCGACCGCGCCCGACCGCGCATTCCTCAAGCCGCTGCGCTGGCGCGACCCGCGCCGCATATTCGTCAACTCGATGAGCGACCTTTTCCATGAAGGCATAGCCGACGAAATCGTCGATCGCGTGTTCGCGGTAATCGCGCTCGCCCCGCACCACACCTATCAGATACTCACCAAGCGCGCCGAGCGGATGCACGTCTATATGACCGCGCCCGATCGGCGCGAGAAGATCATGGCGGCGGCGGTGAACATCCAAGCTCAGGGCCGCAAGCGCCTGCCGGACTATGCGCGCTCCACGATGATAACCGCCATGGCTTGGCCGCTACCCAACGTGTGGCTCGGCGTATCGGCGGAGGATCAATCGCGCGCCAACGAGCGCATCCCGCTCTTGCTCGAAACGCCAGCGGCGGTCCGGTGGGTGAGCGCCGAGCCGTTGCTCGGGCGGCTGGTGCTCGACGGCCGAAACATGACGGGCGATGAAACCTATTGGGACTTTTTGCGCGGCGAGCGGGGTGCCTCCGTCCAGCACGTCGCCATCCAACCGGAGGAAACCGCGCGGCTCAGTTGGGTGGTCGCCGGCGGAGAGAGCGGGCCGGGCTCGAGGCCCGCGCATCCCGATTGGTTCCGCTCGCTCCGAAACCAGTGCGCGGCGGCGGGTGTTCCGTTCTTCTTCAAACAGTGGGGCGATTGGGGACCCGCCGAGCTCATCCACGATATTGAAGGCAACAGGTTCCGAGAAATGGAGGAGTACGTCGAGCCGACTAACGGCATGTATCGGCTCGGCAAGCGCGCCGCCGGCAACCTTCTCGACGGCGCGAAGCATGAGGCGTGGCCGGCATGAGCACGGTGGCGCAATTTCCGCCGGCCTCGCTCGAGGCCCAACTCGCCGAGCTCCGGCGCGAGCGACGTGACCGCGCCGAGCGCCGCGACGCGATCGACCTTTCGAGCAAGCGTGCCACGATAGTCGAGGCGGCCCACCGCAACAACGCGCTCGACGGCGCCGTCAAGACGCTCGAGCGGTTGGTCGAGGCGCAAGCCCGCGGCGAGCCCGGCCGCAAGGAGCTCATCGAGGCGCTCCGCGAGGCCGTGCACGCCATCGAGCAAGGGTGCGAGTGTCCGGCGAGCGTCCGCGATGTTCTCGCTAAGGTGCGGGCATGACCGACATGGAGCTCACCATCGTGGCCGAACGGAGCCGCGCCCATCGCGCGCTCGCCAAGGTCGCCCCCGATCGGCTCCGCGAAATCGTCGCGGCCGTCGAATCCGTCGCCATCGCCGAAGCCGTCGACCAAAGAGCGGCTCGAGCGTTTGAGCGCATCGCCGTCCACCAAGTCGCCCTCTCGCTTGGAGTGAAAGCGTGAAATACCCTCTTCCCGACCCTGTTCTCTCGCGTCACATCGCCTTCCTCGGCAAGACGGGGAGCGGCAAAACCACCTCCGCGAAAGGCGCGGTCGAGCACGTGTTGCGCACCGATCCCACCGCGCGGGTTTGCGTGCTCGACCCGATCAAATCGGATTGGTGGGGCCTCACCTCGAGCGCCAACGGCAAGAGCGCCGGCTTTCCGTTTCAGATACTTGGCGGCCCGCACGGCCACGTGCCGCTTCACGCCTCGGCCGGCAAGGCGGTGGGCGAGCTGGTAGGCCGCGGCGCTCTCCCGCTCTCCATCATCGACATGGCTGATTTCGGGATGGGCGGCCTTCAACAGTTTTTCAACGACTTCGCGCCGGCGCTCATGCGCTCCATGACCGGCGTGCTTTATCTAGTGCTCGAGGAGGCGCACGAATTCGCGCCGAAGGAACGGGCCGGCATCGCCAATGAGAATATGTCGGTTTACTTCGCGAAGAAGCTCGCCACCGCCGGCCGCTCCAAAGGTATCCGGCTCATCCTTGTGACGCAGCGCACGCAACAATTGCACAACGCGCTCCTCGGCTCTTGTGACACCGTGGTGGCACATCGCCTCACCGCGCCGGCCGATCAAGGCCCGGTGAAGGAATGGCTTAAAGCGCATTTCGACAAGGCCACTTTTGAGAAGGTGGCCGACTCGCTCGCCAAGCTCCGCACCGGCACCGGCTTTGTGTGCTCGAGCGAAATGGAAGTGGCCGGCGAGTCGGAATTCCCCAAGCTCACGACTTTCGACAATTCCGCCACGCCCACCGGCAACGGCGGCCGCCTCGAGGTGAAAACCGCGCCGGTCGATCGCGAGAAGCTCCGCGCCATCATGGGTGACGCTGTGAAAGAGGCCGAGGCCAACGACGTGCCGGCGCTCAAGAAGCGCATCCGCGAGCTCGAGCTCGAGGTGGCCAGGAAGCCGGCGCCGGCGGCCATCGACCCGGCGGCGCTCGAGGCTGAGCGGCAACGCGGCTTCCGCGAGGGCCGTGATGCCGGTGCGAACGAAATGAGCCGGCAATGGGGGAAGCGTGTTGACGCCTTCCGCGAGGCGCACGTGGCGGCAATGTCCGGCCTGGTCGAGCCGATGCCGTTGCTTCCGCCGCTCGCGCCGGCGCCGATCGTCTCGAGCTCCACGAAACCGGCGAGCGCGGCCTCGAGAATTCCGCCGGCGGCCGCCTCTCCCGCCGCGCCTCAAGCGGTGGCCGATGGCCTGAGCGGCCCTCAACAATCCATCCTCGATGCGCTCGCGTGGCTCGAGAGCGTAGGCGTGCGTCCGGCCGATAAGGCCCGCGTGGCCTGGCTCGCCAACGTCTCGCCGAATTCCTCCGGCTTTCAGAACAATATCGGCCGGCTCCGCAAGGTGCTCGGCCTTGTGGCCTATCCCACCGGCGGCAAGGTCGAGCTCACCGACAAGGGCCGCGCGCTGGCCAACCGGCCGCAAACGCCGCCGGACAACGCCACGCTTCACGCCGGCATCAAGGCCAAGCTGCCCGGCCCGCAATGGGCCATCTTCGAGGCGCTCATTGGCGTCTATCCAACCTCGATATCACGCGAGCAACTCGCCACCGGCCTCGGCGTTTCGGTGGACTCGAGCGGTTACCAAAACAACCTCGGCTCGCTCCGCTCCATCGGCCTTATCGACTATCCCGAGCGCGGCATGGTGCGCGCGCTCCCGGTGCTCTTTGTGGAGTAGCGGAATGGTCGCCGAAACCTTCGCGTGGATCATCCGGCATCGCGGAGTCGATTGGCCATGCCGCACCGAGCAAGATGCTCTCGGCGTGCTCTGCTATTTGCGCGACTTCGGCCGCGCGCCTCTCCACATCATCACGATTACGCCCGAGCCGAGCGAGCGAATGGCGGCGCTCCTCGCGACGTTGCCCGGCCAAGCGCAAAGGCCGCTCCTCTAACCATGCTCCGCCTCGCCCAACCTCTCGAGCTCGAGGAAGCCGACCCGGAGGAGTCGGTTACCGTGGCGGTGGCCGCGCGCCGGCTCGGCTGCGACGAGTCGACCGTGCGCGCTATGCTCAACGCCGGCGAGCTCGAGGGTTTCAGGGTGGGCAAATGCAAGCGCGGCCGCGGGCCTGGCGGCGTGCGCATTCAATCCGAGTCAATTCGGCTCTACAAAGAGCGGCACCGGATCGGCGCCGCGCCGGCCAACGATGCCGGAAAGCGCCGGCGCGTTGTCCACACTTCCGGCCACACCGATGCCATGCGCTGGTTGCGCTCTCGAGGCATCGTCCCCTAGCTTCTCCGGGTGACCGTTTTCCGCAACCGTTTCCGTGGCGGGCGGTGGCGCTATGACTTCCGAGCGGGTGGCATCCGTTACCAAGGGTATTGCATAGACCCGGCCACCGGCGAGGATGCGAGATCACGCCAGCACGCCGAGGAGCTCGAGGCGCTCATCCGCCGTTCCGTGCGCCGGCAAGTCGACGCGGCGCGCTCGGTGTCGCGGCCTGGTAGCTTCTCGCTGGCCGAGGCGCTCCGCCTTCACATCGAGGGACAAACCGGAAGCACGCCGCTGCACATCGCCAATCTCGAGCTCTACGCGCGCGAGCTCCTCGAGCACTTCGGATATGGCCGCGCCATCGCCGATATCGACCAAATCGCGGTGGACGCCTACCGGAGCAACGCCGCGAAAGCAAAGGTGTGGATTTGGAAAGGCGGCCCGCGCAAGCGCGCCAAGATGCGGCCCGACCAAGCGGCGCGTTTCATGGTGCGCGGCGATCGGCAACGCTCGCCGGCCTCAACCAACCATTACCTCGATTGCCTGCGGGCGGCGTTCAACGTGGCGGCGCGAATTAGAGATCCCGTCAACGGCCGGCCGATGCTGCCGCACCCGCCCGAGGTGAAGCCGTTGCCGGTGCCCGAGCATAGGCCGCGGCCGATGCCGGACGCCGAGCTCTATGCGCGCCTCAAGCTGGCGCCGCCGTGGGCACGCGAGGCGGCCGAGCTCGCCCGGCACTTTGGCTTGCGCCGGGCCGAGGCGCTCCGGGTCACCATTGACCACATCGACCGCGATCGGCGCGGCCTGCACTTCCGCGGCGCCGAGAGCAAGAGCGGCCGCGATGAGTGGGCGTGGCCGATCGCCGGCGGGTGGGAGCTCCTCGAGCGCCTCGAGCGCCAGGCTCGAGCTCGAGGCGTGCGCCACCTCATCACGTGGCCCGGCGCAGCCCACATGGCCGATTTCCTGGCCGGCGAGCCGGTGCCGCGGAAGGCATGGCGGCCGCTCAAGAGCATCCGGCGCTCATGGCGCCGCACCGCCCTCGAGGCCAAGGTGGCCGCCCCGCACCGGCTGCATGACGTGCGGGCCAGGTACATCACCGAGGTGGCCAAGGTGAACCGAGGAATTGCCAAAGAATCGGCCCGGCACGCCGACCCGGTGACCACTGAGCGCTATATCGGCGTTGCCTCGAGCGAGGTGGCCGAAATCGTGGGAAGCGTCCCACGGCCAAAAAAACGGCCTCCGCGGGCCGCTCGGGGAGGGTAGCTTGCCGGCACGTCAAAAACGGTCGCTCACCCGTAAGGGAAACCGTAAGGAACTCGAGGCCAGAAATGGCCGAATCTGGCCTAAATTGGCCTTTGAAAAGTGCGGTTTTCCGGGCCTTGCGCCGTTGGGCGCTGGTTTCGGGAGCTAGGGGCCGGAGGTTCGAATCCTCTCACTCCGACCA